CCTACGCAACCGGATATGAGTAACAGCCGATCGGTGATGTTTGGATTCACCTTACACTTTCCTTTCAGACCAGACAATACAGGCTTCGCTGCTACCGTCTGCTCGATTCATCATGTATCGTGGCGACTTCTCTGATATATATTCCCGTATCGGCATCGCGTCATATGTGCCATCAATGCGCTGTATAGCATGATCGTAAGCATACCGATCAATACAATTGTCACAGCAAGGAGACCAGACATCCTCACCGTGAGCTCCCCACAAAATCATCCAGACCTTATAATTGATCTCTTTTTCTTTTCCACACAATGTACATCTCATGCCTGTTTCCTCAATTGCGGGATAGTTGTTTCGCCTTGCTCTATACGGCGACGCTCCTCTGCCCGAGCAAAAATGGGTTGGATTGTTGAAAGCTCATCTTGTGTAAAGATACTCCAATCGATACTATTGGGTAGATTTTGTTCCGTAGCAGGAGCGGTGACCATGATTTTGTTATATTGCGACAGCGCCTGTGCAAAAAGATTATGCTCTTTCAAGTCGAGAGGCACCTTTGCGATAGTAGCGAGCTGCCCTATCATGCCTCGGGCCAGTTCTACGGTAGTGCTAGCAGGGGCAAGGGGTGTCTGTCCGTTGTCCGATAGTTGTCCGTTCGCTGTCCGTGTCCAGTGTCCGTCTACGGCGTGCTCATGGATTGTAGATTTGCTTGCTCCATATTTTGTCGAGAGTACACGCAACGATAAACCTTGCTCATACTCTTTTTTAATCAGTTCCCAGTCTGGCATGGAAGTATACTCCTGTTTCGTTTCCTGGCAGGAGTATACCAGTACTGTCTAGGGCAAAGGAATATCATTCTTTTAAGATGTATCTCGGTGCTTGTCTACCATCGAATGATTGAATACTTCCATCCCTGGCAAGGGAAACAAGATATGGTTTAATATCTTCACTGTGCTCGTGCATATACTTTGCAATATCTCTAGCTGAGGGAGTAGTATTTCCCTTGCTGACTAACCGTTTCATGACCTGTATAATTCTCTCAGTTATAATTCTCTCAGACGGTTCAGACGATTCAGACGGCGTTTCTTTTTTCTCCCCAGCCTTCCAAGGCTTCTCCTTAATTTCTTTAAGTTGTGCTACATCGCAGGCTTTAAGATAGGTCTTTTTGTTACGCAGGAACGTATGTTTTTCTATTCCTAACTCCTTTACCCATATCTCCACAGTTGCACGTGTCCATCCAATGGCTTGAGTAGCTTCACTTAAAGACAGATACTCTTGTTCCTCAATTTGTTCATTCATGAGTAATCTCCACTGTGTTTACTTGTTGCTTACGCGTTTCTACCTGTTATGATTATATCATGCTAGGCAAGTTGTGTCAATTCCCCAGGCAAGGGAATATTTGAGCTGAGTTGTCAATGTGTCACAGTTTTGAGTTGTCACAGGGAAGTGAAGTATATGACAACTCATTCCAGGGCAAGGGATATACATACTGTTGTCCGTACAAGACAAAAGAGGTATAATACTATATATTATTATATTATTATATATATTATTATATAGATATGATAATTGTTTTGAGTTGTCATAGATTCTATGTAGGTGTGACAACTCGAAACTGTGACACATTGACAGCTGACGTGCAAATAACAAATAGTACTGTTGTCCGTACAAGTGCTACCCCTTGCCAGGGAAGATATGAATTGTCATTGACATGCGTTAACGTATGTAGTAATATATGTAAGTGCGGATGAATAAAAATATAAAAATCTCAACCAATTCACAACCGAACGATACATGGAATGAAAGAGCTTGTTTCCTTGCCTGGCAAAGATATATCATGTAGAGATATTGCTACTAGGCAAACAGAAAAAAGGTAGATATCATACGCGCACATTTTAGACAGCATCCTTACAGCATCCTTTTAGCGAAAGAACGATGTACATGCAATCAGTAACAAACGTCCTTCCTCAAGTACCATCTCCCTTAAATCCGTTTTTCCATGCAGAGTTGCCACTGATAGTCCCGGGCATCAATGAATCCTATATGCCTGGAATTGATGAGAATGGACACGGTACCTTACTCCATACACCCGCTGCTCGTCAGTTTCTCTTGCAAGCAGCATGGTATTTCCGTGATCAGACGAACATCAAAAAGTTTGATCGACGCGTCTTTGAAGCAATCTCCGAGTCAAGAGAAAAGGTTCCGTTCGATGTCACCTTAAAATTGCATTTGCGTACCCTCTGGCAGCGAGATATCGATGGTCCAGATAAAATCATCCTAGACGCGCTTTTCAAGCATTTTGTCTTCCTGGCTGATGTTGGTTGTGCTCGTAACTGGAATGACAATCGTGTTGTCGCTCTTCATGTCTACAAGGATGTAGCGACATCAGGAAGTCCCTCGATAGAGATTGAAGTTCGTTGTTGCCTATCCAGTGGAAAGTAGGTTGTCATGGTACTCTATGCGATTAGAAATGAAAGCCTGGGCACGACACCAACAGAGCATGACACGCCTGCTACAACTTCTGTAAGAGACATAGACATGCCCCCCTTGCCCGGGCCTATTGCATTCCCTGCTGGCTTCACAAGCGGCGTATTGCCACTCAGGGAAGAGTACAAAGCGTATTCTCGTTTGCTCAGCCCTGAAGGCTACGAAGGTTTTCACGATGCATGTTTCTGGTGGGTGCTCTCGACAATAGCAGGCAGGCGTATCTATGCTGATTTTGTAGAGCAACAATATACCCCGCTCTATATTGCCCTGGCAGCCAGGACGAGCCTGTACGCGAAAACAACCACTGCCAGGGTAGGTAGTAAAGTCTTAAAAGCCGCTGGTCTGGATTGGATGTTAGGTGCGGATAGAACTACACCCGAGAAACTGATGTCAGATATGGCCGGGTGGGTACCGAAAGATTATGGTTCGCTGCCCTATCTTGAGCAGGAAGAATGGAAGTTACGCCTGGCTGTCCCTGGTCAACTTGGATGGATTAATGACGAATTTGGGAAATTCGTGAAAGGGATGCTGAAACAAAATAGCACGATGGCCAGCTACGCCGACTTGCTATTGACGTTCGATGGTTCACCAGATAAGTACCGCAACACAACCATTTCACGCTCAAGTGAAGCGATCATTGCTCCCTACTTATCGATGATCGGGAATATGACCATTTCGAGTGTGCGAGACAACGCGAAGCGTGGCAGTGAATTTTGGTCCGATGGATTCTGGGCTCGATTCATCTTCGTGACACCACCGCCCGATACGTACATAGACGAGCCCTTTAAATTAGGAAAGTTGCCAGTCCCGGGCTCTCTTGCCCAGGCATTACGTCATTGGCATGAGCGGTTAGGTAGCCCACGTATCGATATAGAAGCAGAGAAGGATGAAAAAGATAAGCCTACCGGGCGTCATATCACAACCGTTCTAGAAGAGCGCAAAGAAACCTGCATTCGCGTCTCTGACGTGGCGTATGAAGCCTGGAAACGCTACAGGTCTGCACTAAAAGCCATGATAGTAGGCCGCCCGAATGAAGACTTAGACGGCAGTTATGACAGACTCTCAACAAAGGCCATGCGTGTAGCCACGCTGATAGCCTCTGTATCTGGTGAAAATACCATTTCATTGCACCATTGGGCGCTGGCCCAGGAAGTCGCGGAATCATGGCGTTACAGCTTGCATCAGTTTTATGCGCAGGTAAATACACCCGGCAAAGAGCAACAACAGACGATGGAAGAGCGCATTATCGAAACGATGAAGCATCTAGCAGACCGCAACAACCGTACGCCTTCAGCTCGCGACATAGCGAGGTACTTACGCAAGGAAAGCAAAGATTTGAAAGTGTACCTTTCCAGCCTTGCCCGCGACGGCGTTGTAGAAGAAGTCAAAGGCAGGCAAGGTAGCAAATATAGTTTGATTGAGGAGATGTAACCCGATGATCAGCAATGAAACAACGTTAACTTTTGGTAGTCTTTTCTCGGGCATTGGAGGGATAGATCTGGGACTAGAAAGGGCTGGCATGCAATGCCGGTGGCAGATAGAAAACGATGAGTATGCGTCGAAAGTTCTTGCAAAACATTGGCCCAGTACTGCCAGGTTTGGAGATATCCGAGGAGTTACCCCGCTTGAGCGAGTCGATCTTATCGCTGGAGGATTCCCTTGCCAGGACATCAGCAGTGCCGGAAAACGAGCAGGCATTACAGGGGAACGCAGTGGGCTATGGTCCGAGTTCTACCGTCTCATTTGCGAATTACGACCTCGCTATGTTCTTGTGGAGAACGTCGCAGCTCTCGTTCACAGGGGACTTGATAGAGTTCTCGGGGATCTGGCCACGAGCGGGTATGATGCGGAATGGACAATTATATCAGCGGCATCCGTTGGCGCGCCGCACCTTAGAGAACGCATTTTCATTGTGGCGTACCCCGCAAGTGGCGGACAGCAAGAGTGCAAGGATACAGAGCGGATTTACTACCAACCTCACACACCAGGTGATGTATCCAACGCCGTTAGGGACGGATGCAACAGGTGGCAGCTCGAACCGCTCGCCTGGCAGCAAGAATGTTCGCCCTTCGCTGGCCAGAATGGCGATCGGCAACAAATGGCCAACGCCAATCGCGAGCGATTGGCGTTCAGGGAAGTCTTCAGAGGAAACGCAGGACAAGAACTCTCGTCCTTTGCGCGAAATTGCAGCACAGGGACAGGCCAGTGGGCAACTGAACCCAGAGTGGGTAGAGTGGCTAATGGGATTTCCAATAGGGTGGACAGACTTAGAACGTTAGGTAATGCAGTTGTTCTGCAGGTTGCTGAATTTATAGGCAGACTAATTATGCAAAGAGAGGCAGCATAGATGCAAAAGAATGAAACCATCATTGACCTAATCTCTCTCATAGAACAACGTTCTCCAGTACGTCTTATTCGCAAAGCTTCTACCGACGGAGGTGAATATTGGGGTAACTGTCCCTGGTGTGGCGGCGTGGATCGTTTCCACGTCTGGCCTCACTCTTCTAGCAGGCCACATTATTGGTGTCGCAATCGCGGTTGCTACGCAAAGGGTGATGCAATCCAATTCCTGAAGGACTACGAGGGCATGTCTTTCATGGACGCCTGTCAGGAACTTGGCATCTTGCCAGGTGAACACGAATACTACAAAGGGACGCCTTCGCCACTGGGCACCAATCCCGCTCCCTGTGCAGCATGGCAACAAACAGCAGAAGACTTCATGTATGCTGCTATGAAAGCCTTGCATAGTAAAAGTGGTACAGCCTATCGTGAATACCTCTTAGGTAGAGGCATCACTATTGAGACCATGTTAGCGAAGAAGATAGGCTATGTTCCGCTCAAAGACGGGAGATGGATTGAGACACCATTCGAAAAATGGGGGCTGACTGAGGACATGTTGACATCCGATCAATGGGCAAAGGGCCGTGTGAGGATTCCTGATGGTCTCTTTTTTCCGCATTTCGGGCCCGACGGCAAAATCTGGAAGTTGTCGATGTACCGCCCTCTTGCCCAACTCTTGCCTGAGTACAAACGCGGCCAAATTGCTGGCTCAAAAGAATGTCTGCTGAATGAGGATAAAATCACAACAAGTAAACCTGTGATTATGACTGAAAGTTTCCTTGACGCGATTTCAATAGAGCAGGTGGCAGGCGATTTAATCACGCCTGTTTCAACAGATGGCACAAAAGGCTGTCGATCGCTACGTATTCAGGCAGCAATCCAATACGCGCCGTTTGTACTTCAGTCATTCGACAATGATGAAGATGGAAATTTGTCTGCGAGATGGTGGACAGTGGCAATTCAAAATTGTATTCGCTGGTCTACTGTGCCAAGCAACGATGTAAACGAGATGCTTATGAGCTATGATGAAGTCGAAGTTCTGGCATGGGTACGCAATGGCATAAAAAACGCTATAGGAAGGATAACAAAGCCTCCTGCAAAAAATAGCTCTCAAGATATCGTCACTGTAGTGACACAGGAGCCAGACCCCGTATGCTGCATTTGTAGCGCTATTGTAGCGCACTATACCGACAAGGGCACACCCTGCTGTGAGAAACACTATCAGGGCCAGCAAACGATAGAGCAGGCGATGTATGCCCTGGCCCAGCCACCTATTCCTGTCTCGACCGATCCTCTCACACAGTTTGCTCAGACTGTTGACAAAATAGCTGATGTCTTCGCGCCATGCACGATCGCACGCGATGCGCCTGGCTACACCCTGCAAGACCATGTAGCTTTTTTGACGGATAAAGCAGAGCGGGAGCGCATAGCAAAAGAGGTAGCAATGCGGCAACTGATACGGGATCGACAGTATGCGAAAGCACATGTTGCTGAAGAAGCGTTCTCAGAATAGCGTCACAGGAGTGTGTGTTTACTTTTATGCACGTTATCATATATACTAGAATAGTAACATCTGTGCATAGCTATTAAAGTATGTACAGATGGCCAGGATGAAAAGAAAGAGGGAGTCTATGATCACAGTGACAAAAGAGATTAATGGCCAGGAGTATCTAGATATGGGTGAGGCTGCCAATTATCTCGGCTACTCACGGACGCAAACGCAACTAGTCGTCAAGAAATATGAAGATGAAATAGGACATGATGTCCGCATACGAGACGGACGTGAAGCCTATATCAGCAAGGCAGATTTGAACGCGATTCTGATGGTAAGAAGGCCATTCGAAGCGCGCCGACGCGGGCTCATTAAAGACGGGGAGAAAAAGCAATGAGCACAGATCCACGTGATACACAGTTCGCTGGTTTTGCAAAATTGCTGTGGGATGAGTTGCCAATCGAACCAGAGGACGATGAACTATCTGCCGCCTACGATGCATGGAGTGATGCTTGTGAGCAGATCATCGCCCGTCGTGCCTACGATTTTGCGTATCACGTCGTGCGTAAGGTGATTGCTATGGAATGTACGGCTGAATTTGTTATACGCAGTGAGTTACATGAAGTGCCAGACTTGACCACGTGGCCGGAGGAAAAGACTGGAAGGCCAGGAAAGCGTTGGCGCGAAGAGTAAAGAAGAAGCCTGGCAACTCACCATCTGCCAGGCTCTTTTTCTTTTGTTTTTTATCTCTTGAGCGGTGACAATTTCCGCTGCTGTTTCCGTTCTTCTCTTTCACGTTTCTTCTGATCGATCAATGCTGAAAGCTGGCCTTTCGTCATTCCCTCTACAATCTCTATGCGCATCCACCCGGCCATTTCTGCCTGCTTGCTATTCGGATCTACTGGCTGGTTGCGCCAATGCGCATTTGCATCCCATAATTTCACCGCGTACGGCTCGTCTTGTATTTTGAGCACCCGAGCTTCAGCGAATTGTAACGCCTCAACCAGTGGCATATTGGCCGTACTCCATTTTTGAATGTCAGCAGCTCCTGCTAGTCGTGCCCACACGCTATACTCAGGAATGTCGAATGGATTCCACCTATCACTATGTTCTGGCTTGAGCGCCATTCTGTGTCCTTTGCCAAACTCCAGAATATACGCGCCATCGCTGGCACGTAGTTTCCAATCGAACTTTTGCAGGAGATCGACAGCCAGATCTTCTTTGCGCTTCTCTTTCAACCGTCTGATCTGGGCTTCTTTTTCGTGCTCCTCTTTCTCGCGTTCCTCAGCTTCTTCAATAGTTTCGTTATCCTGAAGTTTCAAATCCAATGCCTTGTTTAAATTGTGTGGCGTCAAACGATGTTTCAAACAGTTGTCGGTGATGTCCAATACAAGAAAGTGTTCTTTGCCAGGAAACAGCCGGGCGCCACGTCCTACACACTGGACATAGAGCGCGCGCGATTTAGTAGGGCGCGCCATGATAATGCAACTCACACACGGCTCGTCAAAGCCTTCTGTGAGTACCTGTATACTTACTAGAATCTTAATGACGCCATTCCTGAGATCTGAGTACATTTGTTTGCGATCATCCGCTGATGTTTTTCCAGTGACTACAGCAGCGGGTATTCCGAAATCATTGAAAGTATAGGCCAGACTCTCTGCATGTTGTACCGTCACACAGAACGCGATTGCTGGCATAGTGTGAGCGTGCTCTTGATAGGCATCAACAATTCGTTTATTCCTGGCAGGAGTATCTACCGCGTCACTCAGTTCTCTCTCATTGAAATCGCCTGCCGTCGTTTTTATTTCATCCAGGCTTACTTCAGTCTTGATAGCAATAGCACGTGGTGTGCAGAGATATTTCATCTTTACCAGATCAATAATTCCCTTTGTGTAGAGTGCAGGCTTCTCAATAATAGGTTTATTATCCAATCGGTCTGGAGTAGCTGTCACGTACAATACAAACGCCTGTGGGAATGCCTGTAACACGGTCTGGTATGATGTAGCGGCGACGTGGTGAGCCTCATCTACGACGATGAGTCCATAGTTGAATTGCTGCATCTGCTTAATCCGTTTTGGGCTTCTGGCAGAGGCCACAGAGACTACAGTGACTTCGCCACCCAGCTCATTTATGGTTCCCTTCACCTTACCTACAATCGCTTCTGGCTTGATATTGTGATATTTTTCTATCGCTTGATCTAATAAGTCATCCCTGTGAGCAAGAATAAGCGTCAAGATGCCCTGTTCTGCCAGCCGTCTGGCTATTTCTGAAAAAATGATTGTTTTTCCAGCGCCTGTTGCGAGTACAAGCAGCTCACTGCCTGATGGATCTTCTTGCCAGGAACACATCACTTTCTCTATAGCCTCAGTTTGATAGTCTCTTAATGTGAGCATAAACTACCTCGTTTCATTCTCTTTTTTTTTGCCGGTTCATCACTTTCTCACGCTCTCAGTATACCAGTTTTGTGAACGTATGTCAATATATTTAGAAGTAAGTCAAAATACTTGACAACACTTTGATGTTCTGGTATACTGTTTTGTGTGAGGTACAACAAAGTGACATACGTGTATAAGTAGTGACATTGCTGTACAGGCAGTAGAGCAAGAATGTTCTTATGGAATGGATATTGTCTTTACTGCTAGTGAAAGTTATTGACAAGAAGTGATACAATTAGAAAGTGAGTTATGTGATTATGGCAAGTACTATCGAGATGATTGAACAGATGCAAGCAAACGCGGAGAAAGCGAGACAGGCGGCCAAAGATGGTCCACGCGCGTTTGTGAGCAATTCCATTGTGCTCCTGGCGGATGGACAACGGGCACTGGTACGTCCGATCTACAATATGGATCGGGTTATCGTGTGTCCGATGCACGATAAATACAAGAATACGGATGTATCGTTGTCCTCGCGTACATTTGACGGGCGAACAGTAGCGGCCCCCATCGCTGCCCTGTGCGTTGCCCGCCAGGGCAAGCCCTGCGCGTATTGTGTCAATGCGAAAGAGAACAAGCTTGAGTCCAGAAATGAAGCATTCGTACCCGTTTACTTGTTTCGCATAGAGCAAGAGGTATCGTCTGGCCAGTGGGAGCCTTGCAACTATACCGACCCTGAAGGTGAAGTAAAGCCCATCAAAGGCTTTCGTATGCTTCGTCTGAAACAGGGAAGTGCCATACTTTCACAGCTCATGACCACCTTCAAAGATGAGGAGTATAGTCGTGACATCACGGTCTGTAATTTCTCGATTGAGCGCCACGGCTCCGGCCTGGACACGAAATACGTGTGTTCACCGAAACCCCCCAGGGCTATGGACGCCAACATGAAGGCTGCTATCCCCCCTATTGAAAAGTTTCAGGCCATTCTTGAAGAGATTTATCCCGTCAAAGTGTTGGAGTGTCCCGCTATTGCTGTTGGGGGCGCTGTAGTACTTGATCTGCCAACGTCCACAGTCCCTGAAGTCCCTGAAGAAGCGTTTACTTTTTAGTTGTTGTTGTCTGGGCCAGTGTGCCTCTATGCCCTGGCCCCTGTTTGCCTATCAGAAAGGAACATTGTTATGACACGTGAAATCAAATCAGCCGAAATTTTGCATGATGAAGATCATTTGCGTTTAGTCCGTCTGGAATTTGCCTACATGGGTCTGTACGGTGGAACACATGAGCTAATAGCAGAGTTGGGATCTGGCTTAGTGACACTGAAATTGGCCAATTTCAACGGCGAGAAAGTGAAGAACTTCACAATTTCCCCTGCCCAGATGGACACCCTCACTTCTGCCTGGCAGCAATTTCGTCAGGATCAGGAAGTGAAAGAAGCCGAGAAGAAAGCAACACATCAGGCCGAAATCCAGGCTTTGATTGAACGCGCAGCCGCTGTAGGTGGCACGCTTGTGTATCACGAGGAAGATGAATTTAATTATGAACTTTTTGAACTGACCTGGTCTGCTGATCATCCGATCTATGGCCGCCGCAGTAAGGGAGATACTATAAACCTCTCTCGTCGTGATGTTATCCGTCGTTTGGAGTATGCTGAACAGACAGCCGCTACACCAAAAGAACAATCCTTCTAACAACCTGATAAGTTTCCCGGTAAGGGGTGGTGGTATGCATCGCCCCTTGTCTCTCGACTCTCCGACAAAAGAAAGAATGAAACAGTGACGATTTTACCTTCACCTGATCTCATTGTACAAATCCAAGAGGAGACTGCGCAAGCTGCTATGGTTTACACGCGATGCTTGCGACAATCACTCTCTTGCCTGGACTATTCCACACCAGCAGGCAAAACGAAAGGCCATGCGATTATCAACCTGCTAGCCGATATCCAGAACACGCATTTTCTGCTAGAAAGGACAGACCATGATACCCAGACAGTCCGAACACCAGCAATCACCAACGCCCTTAATTCAAGAGGATAGCACCCTGGCTTTTCTTTTGACGCACGAATTGCAACAAGCATTCGTGCAGTGGGACGCTCAACAGCCTGCACGTGAGGGCCTGCATGCGTCTTCTGTTCTTGAGTCCGATAGCGATTTTTGCACACGTGAACACATTCTTGCTGACACCTGCCCAGGAGAACGACAGCAAAAAGAGCAGTTCTGGAAAGTGCTTGCGATGTTCGTTCATGGCTGGGCCATTCATAAAAAATGGCAAGAGGATCTACTTTTGCCTACTGGCTTAGTGGTGTGCAGTGATGAGGACGGAAAACTATGGGAGATTGATGTGACGCATATCGATCCCGCCACAGGCATTCACTTCAGCCCAGATGCGATTATCAAATTCGCTGGCTTGACGTTGCCCCTGGAAATAAAGGGCATTAACCATGATGATTTTGCGGGATGCGAGGAGCTGTACAGACCAATCGTTACAAAACTTGCTTTTGACGTGCGTAGCGTGTCCTATGAAAAAGCCCAGGACAAGCGTTCTGGTATCGTCGGAGCCACTCTCACAGAGGCAATGGAACGCAACAAGTCGATACGTGGCGCTGTTCCTCAGCTCAACTTGTACCTGCATCTGTTGGGCCTCATCGAGCCACCTAACAACAAGGGCATCATTCTTGTGGAAGACAAGAACACGCAGGATTTCATGCTGTGGGTACACACGTATGATCCTGAGATGGCTTTAGAACCTGTCTACAAAGCTCACAAAGTACAGGTGAAAATTCAACATTTTCATGAGACAGGTACCCTGCCCAGTCGTATCTGCAATACGCGCAATGATGCCCGTGCAAAACGTTGTCCATTTCGTGATGCGTGCTTTAACAGATCGAATGGAGATGAGGTATGAGGCTAGAAAAAGGCGCGATCAAGATGCCACCACAGCTACAGTCATGCACTCTTGCCTGCATTGACGCAGATCCGATACGGTGTCTCTCGGAGAGACACCAGGCAGGAGAACATCTTTCGTATTTGATGGGTGGCTGCTCGTGTCGCTGTCACTTTGACGCACACGGTGGATGGATTTCACCTGGACAATGGCAAATAAATAGAAGTTGTGTAGTGAGAAATCGTGCAGCGTGGACACCAGGACCAGAGGAGGTTAAGTGATGACTCAACAACAACCATCAAAAGTAAGCATATGGATAGCGTCCATTTACGAAGAGCGAGACGCAGCCCTTGCCAGGAATCGAGAACTAACGCAAGAGAATGAGCGTCTTAGCAAATTAGTAACACTGCATAATTGCGAAACAGCCGAATCGCAAATTGCAGAGCTTGAGCATCTCGCAGAAGTACAAGATTTGGATTTGCAACATGCAGCAAGCGCCATCAAATCACTTTGCGCCAACGCCAAAGCAGAGTCCGCTGAAATTGTTAAGCTCAAAAAATTGATTCACGACATTTATCACGCGCATTTCCAGAATGGCTCCTATCTCTCGTATGAGACATGGATGGAGCTTTTAACTTCTACGCGTTCTGACATGGAACGGATAGCGGAAGAGCAGGAAGGGCAAGAACATGCTATATGATAATACACTCTTAACCGTTCCAGAAGTTGCTGAGCAGCTTCGTGTGGATGATACAACGGTACGCCGTTGGATTAAACAGGGCGCTCTGGAAGCCATTGTGTTGCCTCATGTGAATAAGCGTACAGCATATCGCATTCGGCGTTCGACACTAGACGCGATACTACGAAAAGGGCAGGAACATGCCCAATAATAAACGCATCCCCGAGGGCACAGCCTTTACAGGTTTCAACAACAAGAAGCCTCAGCCCGCTACGGAAGACGTGGATATCCTACACATGGCACACGACCTTTTTCCTCTGGGCCTGCTCACCTATGTCGATGTGATGAAACTGGCAAGCCGCCTGCACAGCCTGATGAAAGACAAAGTTTTCACGGCAAAGGGCAAGACGTACAGGGTGGTGAAAGTATTTTCCGCTGGCAACGGGTGCGTGAAAATGCGCTGTGAAGTGGTATCTTGCTCACCATCTACACCGCCTGACATACACACACGTTAACGTACTTGACAATACGTTAACGTTCTGGTATACTCTTTCTTGTGAGGGATACAAAAAACAAGCTCACAAGAAAGAGTGATTGAGATGATAGCAGCAAGCAAGAAGAGTGAGCCTATCGTGAAATTGTCCTTTGGCGGTGTTCGCCTGGACATTCCGCATAAAGTTGTAGAAGTCGATCCTGAGTATGAAGCCTGGAAGCGCGCCAACGGTCTGGATAAACCTATGAGCCGTGAAGTGTACGTACGTGAATTTAATCCTTGCGCACTGGCGTAAGTCGAGATGAAGAGAGGAGTGGTCAAACGCTCCTCTTACCAGAAAGAAAGAAGACCAGAATGAAAGTATATGCACCTGATTTGACTGAGCCTGATCCTGATGAAACCATTGTCTCGGTGATTATGTGTGAGGAACTGACTGACAAAGAAATGGCTGAGTACGTCAATTTGTTCACGTCTGAGGAAGCGCGTGAACGCTTGCAAACATTGCTGAATGAGGAGGAGTAGCGATGGCATCACATGAATATGCTCTAGAGAAGCTGGCAGAAGTGCTAGCAACACTTGAAGCGCTAGAGCCGCTACCAGAACCAGGAACACCGGAGGCGCTAGCAGATCACGACGGATGGATGAGGCGTCATAGAGAAATTGCAAATATCGAGCGTGATGCGGAACTGGCAGCAATGATGGCACTCCCGCCCGAGGTCAGGACGCTGCTGAACAAGGTTCGCTACCGCAAACAGACACTACTTAATATTCCGCACTGGAAAGAGCAATGGAAGCAGCTTCAGCAAGAGAAAGAGAAAAACAACCATGCCTGATACATTGTGGCTGTTCGTCAAAGTCGCTGGCTACATTGTCATCATTGCTATCTCATTTGCAATTAGCCTCGCTGTAGTCAGTGTAGTCTTGTTCATCGCCGAAAAACTCTATCATGCTGGCGATGATGACCGACATTATCGAGGCCTACATGAATCATTGCTACGACATATAGAGAAGGGAGGTGTGACCCGGGAAAGATAAGCACAATTGAATATGGCCCAGGTAGTACAACAACAAAGAGCCTCTCTCACCTTGGATTGAGAGAGGCTCTTTGTTGTTTGGTTGTGCAGGCACAGTATAGCAGGCGTCTGCGCGCGCGTCAACTGCTCTTTGGTGGTTCTGGCGTCTGTATCTGTGTCGCGCTACTCTGCGCAGGTTGCCAACGGAATGCACCCGACAAGAACCAGAACGAGATGAGCGGCGAAGTCGCTGCAAATGCATCTTGTGGTGGCACGATATGCAGAACTAATAAGATCGTGATCATCGCAATGAAGGTAACCGAGATAATGAGTGTCGGTAATTCTTTGATGAAATTGTCCATAAGTAGTTATGAGTCCCTTTCCAGTTGATTATGAGAGAAGAGCTGTGTTATACTTCTCTCGGATATCATAAAACCTTACAAGAGCGGTACCTAGGGAGAGCGAGCCGCTCATCGCTCTCCTTTTTTTCTACAGCCAACCAGCCACGCCTTTGTACCACGTACAGGTGCCACCACCATAGTTTTGTGCAAGCCCTTTACCGTCGTCAGGCATCGTAATCGGCCATTCATCGGATAGTGGCACGCCTTTAAATCGCCCTGCCTTCCATTCATTTACCCATGCGTGAAAGATGCCAGTATCACGCGGTGGCAACGGTTGCTTGAGTGCAGTGAAATAGGCTAACTGGCTATTCCACACGTCAACGGCGGTTTGATTGCTAAATGTTCCCATGTGTTGTGTGGCTCCTTTTAAACTCTCCTGTAATTCTTTCCAGGGATATGGGCCTGGACAGTACGTCCGGTTGAGCGCATCAATGTTGCAATGCCCGATAATCCCGCCGTTGCTGATATCCCCGAATCCAATCACCTGTTTAGGGATGTTGTGATACTCACAAATCGCTTTACACAAGGCGAATGAGGTTGCCTGTTGTGCAGGTGTGAGGATATCCGAATTTCGTTGCGTGTCGTCTTTGCAGTGCTCTATGGCGATACTCCACGCATTCTGATTGCCGATCGGCAACCGTCTATCCCAACGCCCGCCTGTGTTCGGGTTATCTGTCAAACAACAGTTTGCCCATGCTGTCCAGTCCAGGCTCAACCCTTGCACAAATGATCCATCTTTATTGATCAGGATATGGGCCGATGCATCTCCATCGCTTGCGGCCCAGCTCGTCGCTATGTTTTGCGCATTACCGCCCGCCGTGCCGTGTATAACAATCTGGCGTGGCTTCTCGGTAAATGCACCCCATGAGCGGCCTGAATAGTAGATGCCTATGGCCTCTTTGATCCAACCGTCTTTGTCGATCGTGATTGTCATGTTTCCCTGCTTTCTTTGATAAGTTCATAGACAAAAAGTATCCAGAGTACGAGGGCAATGATCCATCTGAGTACCTCAATCATGATGTTTCTTCTTTCTTTATTATTGGCCGTTTTGTTGATCTTCTGATCACGCTACTCTGACTCTTTGTATCTTCCAATGTGATCATTTCTCCATTGACTGTGATCAAAATGCCTTTATGTTTCAAAGCTTCTGAAATTGTTTCGATGACATAGTGAAGATGGCTATTCTCTTTTTGGAGCGTATCCTGACCAGATTTCAAGGCATCAATTTGTTGCTGCATAGCTGCAATGGTATCGTTCTGGATTTGTATGATGCCTGTTCTCTTGGTACTCCGAAATACAAATACCCCTCCGACTACTGCGGCCAGAACAAACACAGCCTGCAAGATCGGTAACGCTCCATTTAAAAACGCGATCACAGCTTTTCCTTTGCAAGGTTAGCCGCTGCTTCAGCAGATTTTTGCGCCGCTTCAGACGTTTTCACCGTTACAGTAATAAGCGTCTGCCATGCTTGCGCAGTGGTAACGCTGTTCTGCCAGATTCGCCACACGAAGAACAGCGTCAAAAACATCCACACGTAAAAGATGATCGTTGAAATGACTTGCAGCATACTCTTCTTCCTTATCGCTTCCTATACATTTCCGTCCAATCGCCTATATCCGCGCCACTAATAGCCTCTATGGTATACCAGAACCTATGCAGGCCAGTCGCGCCGTCTGGCGTCAAGCGCGTCTTGATATTCCTGATAAGCATGAGCGTGTCAAACAAATCATGTTCAGGAATAAAGACAGGTAAGAGCATGCCAGGCGTGAGTCCTTCTCGTAGTGTCGTGGCCTCTAGCTTTTTCCCACGTAGTACGCCGTGTTGCTTCACACGCGCCTGTGCAAGGGCATCACCCGCTGCCTTTGTGAGTCCTGTCCCATCCTCTACATTCTCGATAATACCCGATGTACCATCTTTGGCGGCACAAGCGGCTTGTTCTGTCAGATCATCATACTGGCTGTAAGTGAGAAACTGGCCTGTACCTACGGACTTGATAGCATACGCATCTGTGTACGTTGCTATCGAATCATCCACAGAGATGATAGGATCGTTCACTGCCCAATAGAACATCTTGCCTGTGTCCACGCCCTTCACGCCCACAGTAGCCACAACACCGTTGACGGTGATAGCAGGCGCGCTAGCCCAACCGTATTTGAATGTCCATGTCCTACTTATCCCATCCCCTTGCCTGGTTTCATTGATACTGGCAGTATCCATGACGTTGGTGATGATCTGCCTGTTTCTGTACAGGTCCGATTCATCAATGACTTTCAAGCCAGCGTCTAAGAAGTCAGCAGTCCCATCAGGATTGAGCACGCTACTCCCGAGCCAGGGAGCTGGTATGCCCGCGTTGGGAAGCATGGAAGCGGCAAGATACTTATCGATATTCCACCACCACTGTCCGCCACTTGCTGAGGATTGTTTGATTAAATCGTCAAAATCGTCTGAGATGTACTTGTGTACATAATCCGTTTGCGGTATCAATGCGCCTGGCTGTATAGTCGTGCCATAGGCCGCTATCGTGTGGTCAGATACCTGCGGCGTCACCGTTGGATCAGTACTGGCCAGTCTTAACCGCGTTTGAGCGTAATGCGAGCTGACATCTGCACTGAGTGGCTGTATTTGCAGAGAATAATAGCGGGATGTACCACCATCATTTCTGAGTCCGCTTTTGCCTGTGGCTGGCAGGATGGCAGTCACTTGTAGTACTTGCGTTCCGTCGAGATAGCAGGTTGCCAGATGGATATTAATCTCATAATGGACTTTAAAGCGATGATACGTCCCCCTAGCAAAGGAAATAGCCGTCGTTGCGCCTAACTGTGTTCTTGTGCCTGAAGAGATTCTAAAGAGACCGATAGTATTCGGATTCACAGAAGCAGAAGCATCAGCTACCACCAACTCATAGAAATTATCGGTATCTTGATAGTGCCAGACGAGTCCCCCGCTATCCGATTCGTCCATGTCGAAAAGCAACTCAATATCGCCCGTATTCGTTGGGTTATTCGCTATGTAGAGCGCCTTAGAGCCTCCTGTCAGCGTGAGACGGCTATTGGCTGTATCATACGTCACAGTGGCTGTAGAGCCGCCTGTGCGATTTGTGTTGGTATAGTTGGCTGATGTGTTGCTGTTAAACGTATCGATTGTGGGTGCCACTTGCCCGGTAAAGATTGGGAATGGCTGCCCATTTCCGCTCGTCACATCTGTCCATGAACCGCCGTCAAACGCAACATCTACTCCCAATGTTGTACCCGTGGGCAAAGTAGCATTCCAGGCGACAACAGAACTACCGAGCCGCCCTACACCAGTCATAGGCAAGGCAAGGCTAGCACGGGTACCGGAGCTAGAAAAGCCTCCTGTGATGAGCCAGAACAGCGTATCAATAGCTGGCATTTTTGAAGCTGTTGTGGTGGTGAGCGTTACGCGAAGCTGCAAAGAAACACCCGAGAGATTGCTACCGGGCGAGAACACTGGTAGCGCCGCGCCATTGGTACAGGCTGTCCAGGTGCTCCCACCATTAATGGTCATCTCAACGAGCACGCTATCGTTGGACGCTGGGCTTTCCGAACGATCACGCCAGGCAATGAAGCTATTGCCGTAGGTGCTTGCGGCGGTGAGCGAAACAGCCGGTGATAGCCACGTCCCTGTGAGTAGTGGCATCACGCCGAAATTGTCGAAGTTGAATTGCGGGTATGCCTGTGTTGGCGAAACGCCAAAGACGCCAACGCTGCCACTCCCGCTAAAGGTCGCATCGGTGCTATTGATGAATCGTACATCATCAAGAAATACCTGATGACTTGAGCCATTCACAATCACTTTGAGCTTATGCCAACTCCCGCCTGTCAGCGTGATTCCTACGGTGCTAATTGTCGTTCCTGCCCCGCCACCTGTGGTATTGGTGCCTCTTTTGAGCGTGATTGCAGAGGCACTTACCCACGCAACGTAGGCATAGGAGCCATTATTCGTACTGAAGTTAGTGGATCGGTACACCACGCCGATTTGTATATCCGATTGAATGTTGACATCACACTCAATCGTACAATTGGTGTACGTCCCCGCAAAGTCAAAGCGCGTTTTTGATTCGTTACCGGCGCTCGGATTCCCAAATTGATAGGATTGATTAAAGAGCGTATCACCCGCTGATCCCAGGAACGACGTTTGCCCGGCAACCTGCAGAAAATCCCAATTGCGCGTTGCTCCAATCAAAGTAAGCGCATTTTGTAGCGCAACGGTAGAACTAAAGCTTGCGCCTGCCTCACCAGCGCCCCACACGGTGGTGTAGGCTACATCGGACTTCGTACAGGCGAAAGAGGGTTGTATTGCCACCACGACCGAATTGAAGGACGGCGCTACCTCTGGTGATGCTCCTTGCAAGGCGTAGAACTCTTCATAGAGGGTAAGGGTGCGACTGCTCAAGTTCATCCCCGGCACAAGGCCAGGCAAGGGTTGCCCATTTGTGCATTCAACCAACGCGCCATTGTCCAACTGGTATTTCACTACAGCTTTCGTTTTTTGTGTGTCGGTTGCTGAGTTACCAGGCTCCGTTGCACTCCAATTAATCAAGCTTGCTCTCAGGATGCCCCCGGCACTGATGCTGTAAGCAGTCGAGATCCGATAAGGCATGTTGAGCGGGGATGGATAACTGGTCAGGATGCTATTTGCATCGCCCTGGCCATTGCCTGTTGTGGGATAGACAGGCAAGTCGTAGGTTGGTACAATCGTAAGCGCGCAATTCTCGTAGCCAATGGATTGTAGCTGCTGTGCAGGCGTTTGCAATGTGCCATTGAATATAGTGATACGCAATGTCGTGCTCTGATTTGGATTGAGCCATCTATCAAGCGGATAATTGCGGATCTCGATATTTTTGAAGTAGGCAGTGTAGACGCCTGTTTGCGTCCCGGCCAGGGCAATGGACACGTATGCAACAGTTTTGATATTTCCTGAGATGTTCATCAGGCGCTGGTACCAGCGACCGCTAGCCAGCCCCCCTAGATCAGCATTGGCCGCTGGCAAGATATCGTTATCATCAACATAACCGAAGTTGGTCACATCACGTAAAGAGGTTCCATCCGTGAAGATGATATCAACGGCGGCTTTTTTCTCTGGTGCGGCGTCATCAATCCAGACGCTGTAGTGCAAAAAGTCGCGTGACTGCAGCGTATAAGAGCCTGAGTAAATCTTGTAGTAGACGGCTGGATTGCTAATCCCCGCGACATTCATTTGCCCTGTCAATTTGATCGTATTCGTTGGCGTGGCGGTGAGTGTATTGTTTGCTGCAGTGCAGGTGGTGAGTGTCCCACTTGAAAAATCAGATGTGGTATCCTCTATGATGGTTACAGGCGTCCCGGCAGGGCTCAATTCCAGGTCCCCATCACCTACATTGTTAGCGGCTGTAACGCCTGTAAGCGTCCCCAGCGCAAACTGCCCTTGCGTAGTTTCTCTGCGACTGGCATATTGAGCGGTCACGCCTTCCACAGCAAGAACATCTAAGAGAGAGGTAGCAATCGTTCCCGCGTAGGCATTGGTAGAGTCTGGTCCTGGATAGGTTCTTTTTTCAGCCAGGTCGTGATTATCTCGCACGGTTACCTGTGAAAAAATCATCGTGTTGGGTGACTGTCGGTCTTCTTCTACTGAATTAATAAAGCCGCTATAAACCAGCCCTTTGACTGAATCAATCACCAAAACCTGTTGCCGTTTGGTGTAGTGATTTGCCCCTGAATCATCTCGAACCGTGAATGTGCAAGTACTGACTGCATTTATGGAGTCGTCAATCTCGAATGAGCCTTCGAGAATCATCACTTCTACGCCACTGATAAAGACGTGAATGCCTGTAGGGACGGCGGCTAAGCTCTTTGTCACCGTGGCATTTGCGCTAAATGTAGTCAACTGCTCGGTGATCACGTTTGTTTGGGACGCGCTTGCCTCTGCTGTAAATGAAGTGAGTCGCTCGGTGATCACATTGGTTTGTGCTGTACTGGCCTCTGCAGAGAACGTAGAAAGCTGTGTATCGGTGATCGTGGTTGTGAAATTTGTGGATGCAATATTCATTGCAACCGAGATTTGCGCCCAATTGCCCGACGTAAACGACCAGGTAAGCGTCATATTCGAGCCGGTCGCCACGATATCACCTTCAGCCGCTCCACTGGTTGCAGGTTGGAAACGTTTATTTTGACTGGCTGTGGCTGTATCCGTAGAAGCCGCTGCATTGTTGACGGTATCAATCACCCACTGATTGGTGTTGCTTGTGCTCACCGTATTGGTACTAGCCGTTCCGGTTCCTGAATTGGTTGCAGCCGTCCCAAATGTGGATGTTTGCGCTACGTTGTAGTACGACGCACTCACGCCGATGATGAACGTGGTTCCGCTCGCAGTCACCACGACGTTATGCGCACCCTGTGCAGGTGCAAGAAGATACCAGAGGGAAAGGATCTCGCTACCACCATAGGTGATTGAGGTGAGTTGTGTCATGGCGACACTGTTGTAGGTGACACCCGAGAGACTTAAACCAGCATCCACAGCCACCACAAGGATTTGATTGCTCTGGCTAGACGCTACCGTGTGCGACCATGTATTTGTGGTCCCACTTGCAACCTTATTTCCAGTAGCTACATCAAAGGTGATAGCCATGCGTGTTCAAATCCTCTATAGCTTGATGACAACGGCAAAAGTTTGATCAGTAATTGAGTTAATGACTGCCTGTGGCACGATACAACTTGCCCCTACCGCACCTGACACAATCGGATTCGCGTTAGCCAGGCGACACCACGTATACGTAGCCGCCGCTGTAGATGCGCCTGGAAACTTTTTTGTGATAGTGCGTGTCCGGTTGCCTATGCCAGTTCCTGAAAGGGCACTATAATCGCCACCGACGAGAGACAAGTACACCCCGCCTGTGGGCGTGCCTGATGGATTGTCTGTGACCAGGGCAACGGGCACAACGGTTTTTCCTATGGCATGACTAAAGGCAGGCGTGAACGTGCCTCCACCGACCGCTGTGATACCTGTTATGCTAGTAGCGGCTGCGCTAGCGCCCGCTGTCGTTGCACAACTCTCTTCCGATCCGGTACCATAGTCCAGTTTCAGTACAGCGTTAGCAGGGATAGCGGCCGGCAGAGATGCCACTGCAAGGGTAGCAGATCCGGGTGGTGTGCCTGCTGTTAAGGCTGTGGTGAGTGTAGTACTGCCTGCGTCAGTCGAGATGCACATCACGTTCATTGGATTGAATGCAGCGCCTGTTGCAGCAAACAAGTTCCCTATGGCATCCTGAGCGCCATTGTCAGTGATTGCGTTCTTGTAAATGGAACGCTCAAGTATTTCGCCTGTCCTGGCGTCACTGGCGATGACTTCCCAGATACCACGTATCCCTGGCAAAGGAAGCAGCATAGCGCATACTTCTTGCAAGGTCTGAGGCCGCTTTGAAGCTGGCCTATCCCAGTATTCAGGAAATGCTACTTCTTTATAATCCGGTAGAAAAAGTTGTCTCATACTACGCGTCCTTTACTTCCTAATTTGAGTCGGACCAACTTATCCGTATTTTTCTGGGTTACTTTTGCTAGCACCATTCCATCCACTTCTAAGATAATTGTTTGTCCTTGCCCGCCTGTACTTCCCTGCATAGCCATAGCAGGTGCTACCGAGCTGGCTATCATACCTGCTGAAGGCTTGATGGGATACGTCCCTATGGTCACAAGATGCGCCATGGACGCTCTGAGCATCGGCGCTGAGTTGTCAATACCAGAGGCAAAACCCTTGACGAGAGAAGGGCCAAAGACATTGAGTTCACGTAGCGGGCCTTCCTTTGCAGGAGAATGCGGTAAAAAGTTGGCGATGGTCTGAGCGGCCTGTCCTGCCATGTTGCTCAGGTTGCCAAGCATGGAGCCGATGCCGTTAATCAATCCCTGAATAATATTTCGTCCCCATTGCATTGCCTCTCCTGGCAGGTTCGTAAAAAAGTTTCGGATGGCAGCAACAATATCATTGGCTTTTTGCCCTGCCTGATTTTTTAAGTTAATCAGCCAAATAACCACGTTGCTCACCATCTGCCCAACGCTTGCTATCACCGAATCTTTCATTTGCCCGATGCGCTTGCCTGCCGTATTAGCGATATCTTGCCAGGATGAATCAGTGGAATGGTTCAGTTTGTTCCAGGTATTGAGAACATTGACGCCCATTTCAGTGGTTTTATTATGAACATTGGTTCCTAGTTGGTCAAATTTATCGCCAACGCCGTTTTTAATATTGGTTGCTGTGTCGTGCAGAAAAGAACCAAGCTTGCTGAACTGCTCACCAACCCACGAACACATACGTCCCCACTGTTCGCTGATCCACTTGGAGATAGCCCCCCAATTTTTCACGGCAAGAACGATGATTGCGACGACAGCAACAACAGCGGCTCCTATGGCAAAAAGAGGCCACGTCGCCGCTATTGTCCCGGCTGCCGCCGTCCATGCAGCAACAGCCCAGGCGATGAAACCACCAACAAGAGCCGGGACTGCCGCAACAAATGCGCCAATCTGGATAGCTGCAAAACCACCTGCAATCATTGCCAGGGCAATGCCCACCGCGACAGCAGGCGCGCTTCCCTGCTGAAGCCATCCGACAAACGCCCCGATACCAGTGACAACCGGCCCGATGACGTTGCCAATATCGGTAAAAGCGGTCCCTATGGCCGTACCTGTCTTAGTAGCGAAATCCTGAAATTGTTTGCTTGATACGAGATTGCCTAGTTGCGTCAATCCAGTTTTTGCTTTGTCGAATAGCGGCCCGGTAAAAGCGCGCAGAGCTGCGCTAGCATTATCTTGCAGGGTAGACAACAGGCCGTTAAATGTGTTCGCTTGGGCAGCCATACCACCGCCAAACATCTTATGCATGCCCTCTGACACGGCCTTGATTGCAGTATCAGCAGGGATCAATCCAGAGGTTGTGAGTTTCTGGACTTCAGGGACCGTTTTACCCATAGCCTCAGCAAGCATTTTCCAGGCAGGGATGCCCTCATCAGCTAGCTGCATCATGTCGCCTGCATTGAGCTTGCCAGCGGCATGCATCTGCCCAAAGATACCTACGATATGATCAATATCGGCGCTACTCTTGCCCATAGCGCCCATCGCATCGCCAATATCGGTCAGCTCGGGGATGACTTGTTTTGCCGTAAAACCAAATGCCAGCATATGTTGCGCATCGGTTGCTAATTCTGGAAACTCGAAGGGGGTAGCTGCAGCGAAGTCTTTGAGTTGATTGAGAAAGCCTTGTGTTGCCTTGCCCTTGCCTAGCAGCGTCTCAAACCCAACGGTGGTTTGTTCCATACTGGCATTCGGCTCTAGCAAGGCTTGTCCTAGTCCTACCGCCCCTTGTGCCATACCTTGCATCCCGATGACGGTTTGTCCTATCTTTGCGCCGAAGTCGAGCACGCCACTGATACCAGATTTGAAGCCAGAGAGAATACCACCGCCTGTCGATTGGGCAGCATCAGCGACGGTATTCATGTCTGTTTTTGCAGCAGCAATTTTCGAGGCTAAATCACCGATATCGCCTCGAAAATTGACTAACAAATCTGCTATCGTCGTGCTCATGTAGTTCCCTTTGTCCTGGCCTCTTCTATCGCCGCCTTTTCATCTTCTTGTTCCAATTCATAAAAGGCCATCCATTCAGTAATCTCTGATTCGGCCATTTTGCTCATCAGCTCTGAGACGGTGAAACCTCCGCCGAGTTCTTTGGTGAGATAGAACTTGAATCGCTCACGGGGGTTGTCGATGAATTTTTTTTAGCAGCTTCTATGGCTGTCACATCACCGCCTGAAGCCTTCGCAACGGCCTGGCTTAATGGCGTAAGAATAGTGAGTCCGAAATGAACGACAACCTCTATATCATTGTCTGTGAAGATGCGTTCTTTCGTTTCGCGTAAGATAAGCGCTTTACAAATGACAGCCGCAGTTTGAGCCATACCATCGACTTTTCCATCCGGCCCTTCTACCAACTTGCTAGCATTGGTCGTGTCAGCGCCAGTCATTTCCAATACGGATAGTTGGTTGTCAAGTTCCTCTAGACCAGGCAAAGAAATATCAACAGGAATTTCCTGTAGTTTGCGCTGGAATAAGAGCGCACGCGCTTGTAATGCATTCATGTGTCTTCTACTCTTTTCTTTCATGATTTCTCAATTATGCGTTAAAAAACTCGTCGGTTAATTGAAACACCAGATCCTGAGTAACTACCTTGTTGACATCATCCTTGATGTTGCAGTCGCTGGCATAGCAGAAGCCCTCGTAGCGGTTGCCTGTCGGCAATTGGAACGAGACAATCAGGTAATCCCTGGCAACCAGACTTTGAGCCCTAGTAATATTTATCCAGAATGAGCCGTACTTGAGCGTGCCTTCTATCGTGGTAGGCGTGAAACTTTTCGCGCCATTTGACGCGGCGGCGCTCACAAAGGTTGTGGTATCCTCAGTATTCATCTTGCCCTGGAATTCACAACTGGCAGCCTCTGCAATCACTGCATAGGGAAAGTAGTTTCCACTATGAAACCGCACTTGTGTTCCTGCTACTTGAGCTACAGCAAAAACGACACGAGCGTTAGCACGATAGAGCGTGAAACCACTGGTGATCACTGCCCACGTAGCACCTAATTGCAATTCGGTGATTGCTACGGATGGTGAAGAGCCGCCTGTCAAACTATTCGTCTGCAGCGTGATAAGCGCCTCTGGTGTTTTTGCCATAGTACCTGCAAACTCAACCACAAAAGGTGTAGCGGGCCCAGGGCCGCCCGTTACCAACGCGTTACCAGCCCCTATCGATGATAGGGCTTGCAACCTTGTTTGCACGGTAGCCGCGTTATCATTCCAGTTAATCGTCGCAGTATTCTGGCCACCAAAACGGAGCACGAATGTGCCACCCGTTGGACTGCCTGTAATCTGGATTTGCTGTGTTTCGTCGTATTGCGCCTGCACAACCGTTGCCACATTCTTATCAAAGTACCGCTTAACGGAATTCGAAATGGTGTAGGTCGTCAAGTCTGAGCTGCTCGTAGCCTCGTCAGTAAAAGCCACACTCGGCAAAGAGGCAACGAGCACCTGACTGTTATATCCTGCTATAGCCATGTGGCTTTATCCTTCCTACGGCGGTTATTATGCCAGCGTGACGTTTCCATCCATGAGCAACCCGAAATCAACGTCAACTTTGTTCTTTGGGTCGGTTTTGATGCCATAGTCAGTTATCCACGCTCCGAACGTGTATGTATTCGTGCCGTTCGGTGAATAGATAAACGTCGTTTTTGTCCTGGCAAAGAAGTTCGTTTCCATCGTTGCCTGTCCGTTCGTATCGGCCTTATTCCACGAACCAGCTATCTTGCACTGCATACCAAGCAGGGTAGGGATAAAGGTTTTTGTGCCGATAGCAGCTCCACCACTACCGCTAAATGCGGTGGTTTCCGCTGTATCCATCTTGAACGGCAAGTCATGCGTCTGAATGTCGAGAATGGCATTAGCTCCAATTTTCAAAGTCGCTGGATATGCTGCAATAGCCATGATGTATTAATCCTTTCTTGCTATGCTTCGTTCCTTGCAATGGCGGCGTTTGCCATCATATTGCTGTATTCAAGCTCAGTAAGAGCAAGAGATTGTTCACGACTTGTAGGAGTCAATTCAGCTACAAGTAATGCTAACTTCTTGTATTCGTCACGTAGCTGTACATAGCGTTCCTGCTGTCCAGGTTTTGTCTCATGATAGGTAAAGTCACGCTCTATGCGCTCCTGCAAAGTTTCTCTCTTTGTTTCCATTTTTTTTGTCTCCATAACGTTTATTGTTCCTGAGTTTCGAACCGATACCTGACCGGCACATGCCGAATATTGTCCAGGCCGGGATCATTCATAGTTGCGCTAAAGTCGTACCACGTGCCGACGTGATGTTGTGTCGCCAATGTGAGCGCCTGTTGATCAAGCAGCCGGTTCATATGTGCCAGGATGGTTTTACATCGCTTGAAATTTGGTGTGTTGTCCCAAATGTGAAGCGTGACCGTCGCCTCATAGCCACGCGTGCCAAATGCGTTCATCGGCGCTTCTGTGTCGTCTCCGAGCGTGATATACGGGAACGGCTGATTAACAGGCACCGCGCCAAAATCGAATACGCCTGTTGCAATTGCCATGAGTGCGCTATCCGCTGTCAGTTTTGTAAAGATAGCGGGTTGCAGCTCCACAAGAGACGTTTGATTACTCATAGGCTGCTCAACTCCTCTATGAGATGTTGCGCTGCAGTTTTCCAGGCAGGGTACAAGTACGGGCGTGCGCGCATATGGACAGTCCCGAACTCTATATACTTGCTGTAGCTTACATTAGTAGAGACTGTTACCAGTAAAGGCTTCTTTTCATATTGGATACTTGCGCGCAAACGGCCTGTATCTACAGGGCAGTTTTGCTTTGCTAGCGCCTGGCATTCAATGCCAGCTCCCTGCAACGCTTCATTCGCGCGCTTCTCTGCCTTCAGAGAAAAGTCATCCATCATTTTAAAAACAGTGGAAAGGCCCTGTATCTGTACTATTTCGCTCATGTGCGCACACTCCCTGTAGCTTGCAGCTCTTCGCAGTACAGTATGATGGTGTCATTATCCTGATCGTAGTTCTCGGCGCCTCGTATCAAGTAGATGTGATTGCCATACACCACGCGCATGGTTTCATCAACTCTAGCAGAGCGACGATACCTCATGAACATCCGAACGTTGACACCTGGATATCTCTGCTGGGCAAGGAACTGTTGATAGGGGCTCCACGTCCGAAACGTCATAGGCACATTGGCCAGGCCAGTAACCGTTTGCCAATCGGATGTATAGCCGCCTTGGCCATCAGGAGCCGTTGTAGCGCCCATGTCTTTTTGTATCTGGCAGATAATCTTCCTGCCAGACGCTGAAGACGACACACGTTTTCGTGATGCGCCGATGGTGTTATCACCCATTAGAGCATCCACGACTTGTTGCCCATTAAGGCGTTTTGTATTTCAGCAGGCATGGTTTCACCTGTCCGATTTTCATATTTCCAGGCAATGAATTGCATCAATGCCAATTTCAGATCCGGAGGCAACGTCGTGTAGCCAGCCGTGAATGTTAGCCTGTATTGATAGGCAGGCGGCGGATATTGCAAATACACCACACCTGGTGTAGGCAGAGCATCTGCTACATAGTTCGGAAAACCATTGATATTCTGAGGCCATGTTTGCCAGGGATTGAATACGGTTATTCGATATTCAAACAATGAAACAGCTACCAATGGTGGCTGAGGCAGCGTCAACACAAACGGCGCTGGTGAGAATGGATTCGCGCCCAACGATTCATTGTACTGGTAAAAGTCTTGATCATAGAGCAGCTTAAAACCGCTTAAAGAACCAGCATTCACTTGCGGCATTGTCCACATTGCTTGAAGAGTTTGCGGTGCTAATGACTTGCCGGTGATCTGCTCAGCAATGAGCCTGCACTGCGAAATCAGGGCAGAGAGCACGGCGTCATCATCGGTAAAGTCCACACGCAAGTATGAGCCTGTTGAAGTTGAACGAAGGTCGCTCAGGGTAACAGGTTCTACCGTGGGCGCTACGGTGACTTGCCAATCTAACTTCAAACTCTCTGCCATGATTTCACACTTTCTCTATGAGGCTAGGCCGCTGGCAAAATCGCTGGTGAGAACAGATGCCCTACCACCGCAAACACCGCACCTGTGGTCGTACCACTGGCAACATAGCGCGTGCGTACCCAACGCTTCCTACCGATGTAGTCAATCCTTTGCACGGTGCTCGTGGCCGCTGTAATCGAGGTGAAGGTCCCGCCAGCCGCGTTTGCATTCGCGTCATAGAGCAAGTCGGTTATAGCGACGGTCCCATATGTACCAGGCGCGCCCGAACCGTTGTCATCAGCTTCTTCAATCACAAATGCGTGCGTTCCGTCAGTCCACAAGCCGGGCAGCAATTCCAGATTCAAAGCGGCATAACCGCCGTTGCGATAGCGATCAATGTTGCCGCCGTTGGCTGAAGCGGTATACGCCTTTGGTACCTGTGTCTGGATTGTCCAGAATTCTTTAAGCGGATTTTTTCCGCCTCGTACTCCGTAAAAAGGCATTGTCTTCTATCCTTATGCACCCAAACGATAATAAGAAAACGAGATACATTTCTTATTATCGTTTGGGGTATCGAAACGATAATAAACTTTGTCTATAAGCTTATTTTCCCTTAATGGACATTTGCGCAGAAACTGTGTCATCGGGCTGGATGTTGCTGAGATCAATTTGTATCTGATCTCCAAATGCTACAGGAACGTTAGTTAATCCTGCCCCAATACTCACACCTTGAACAATAGCAGTAGTTGAGAGTGGCCCCAACTGTACTAGAGTAAACAAATTTCCATTTGCATCAATGGCCTTTACGAGAAAGGTGACAGTATGAGGATAGGGATTAGAAACGGTTACAGACCCTATAGTCACAAGAAGTTCATTCAAATCACCCACATCCAATGGACCGGATGAGTATGAAGAAACATTGGTCAATGTGTCCGCTAAGACTGTGCGTGTATTTGATTTCACGTTCATGCTCCCTTTACGGTATCTTCATGACCGCAATAGCCTCGGGCAGAACCACTTTGCCACCGACGCGCATGCGCGCAAGGTAGGCTACCTGATTCTGAATGGCAAACAATTCCTTCAGCGTCTGGAAGGTAAGCCCGACACGATCCACAATCTGATAGCCCTGATTGATGTCTCCAAAGATCACGGGCATATTGCCAGAAGAGTATGTCGTGCCACCAGGAGTAGTAGGATTGACCATGTCAGGCATTTCTACGATCGGACGACCGAACAGTGTTTCGCGGAACTCATCACCAAACATGGTCCAGATGGGCCGCTGCTGGCTGTCCACATACAGCCGGTGGACGCCAATCGTGGCATTGCTCATCATCCAAGTACCTGTTTTGCGATACCCTGATTTCGTGGCATGCATCAACTGAATATCGTCAGCAGGCTTAATAGCACCAGCCTGTGAGGGAGTTGTATAGACATTGATGCCCGTACCCGCCAGTGCAGCGTTGGTGAGGATGCCTTCCGGCCTTGCTACACCATCGCCAGTCAGGAAAGCCGCACCTTCTTTTTGCGCGAATTGACGCGTCAACCTTTTGAGAATGTAGCCTTCAATGTCAAAAACTGAATCTTCCAGGTTCTGCTTCGAGAGCTTCAGGTAGCCGTTGAGTTCGCGGGCATAAATCTCGAGCATGCCCAAATTTGGATCAGTGGACGCCTGGAATCCGGACTGCTCATCTGACCAGAATATGTTCGTATCCGTTGCGCCCTCAGAAGGAATGAGCAACTTTTCCCCGCCGATGGTTTGCATGTCGGCCAGAGAGCGTACCGGGCTGATTAAGAAGAGCTTCTGAATGAATTTGTCGCTGAGGTCAGTCCCACTGAAGAATCCCCCGAGATCACTGGCCGCACTCACCATAACTTTCTGCTCATCAGGATACTGGCTCATATCCATCTGATTGAAGTCAATCAATTTGCGCTCCTCACTGGTTAAAGCGTCAATATCGCCACGCTTACGTATCCATTTTTCAATTGCTTTCGTGGCGGCTGGTTTCTGGCCTCGTTTGCCAGCATAGTTGCCCGCGTAGCCAGGACGCTGTGCAGCTAATTTCTCTTCTTTCTGCTCAGCAATCAGCTCGTTGTATTTTTCCTTCAATGTGTTGATCTCAGTATTGAAGGCATCTAGTTCGGCCTTTGCTTCAGCCGGGACCGTGCCACCTTTGCTGATCTTTTCCTCAGTTTTGACTTGCCACGTTTCAACCGTCCTGACCCGTTCGTCAAGATCTTTGTTCAGCTTCTGAATGGCTTCAGTCAGCTCTTTCAGTTCTACCGATGATACTGCCATGTAGGTATCCTACTTTCTTAAAATGTTTTTGATGGTGATGTCAGCCAGCAATCCTTGTAGATGAGTGGATACCGCGTCATCTTCCTGACTATCCTTTTGCTGAGGTGGATCACCCGCGCTCATGGTGTTAGGATAGCCTTGTTGCTGTGCTGCTGTGAGCATTGATTTCATTTCGTTACAATGCCCTTGAATGCCCTGAATAGCCTTCGTCATCAATGTGTGGTTCCTGGCAGAAATGACCCTGCCTGCTTTTTGCTCCTGGCCTGGCTCCCCTGACATCCATCCATAAGAGACCTCGTCATCGTCAGGCTGTAGCGCCTCAACCATGCCCAGATCCACGCCTTGCTGCACATAAGCGAGCATGGCTTGTGAAAACTGGTCTAGCGCTGATCTCACGTCTTCTACAGGGCTATCCCCAACCTGAAAAGCAGAAATAATCTCAGATTTGAGTGCATACCACAAATTCCAGAGATCATCCTGCCAATCGTCCTGTAGTCGCTCCTGGTAGGTAGCGGTGAAGTCTTTTACAGTTGGTTTTTGCATAAGAAATGTCCTTTTTACCGTGGTCACATCAGCAAGATCGTTCATCGGGAAGACTACCGCGCTTCCTTCCATGATTGCGACTTCTAGCAGATTACGTATGGAACGCGTCCCATCCTTCACATATTCATAGCGGATCGCTTTATAGCCCATCGATTGCTTTTTCATCGTGCCCATTTTGAAGCTGCTATAGAGTTCCCGCCCGAGCTGAGTATCCATGTTGTACTGTGTTTTGATGTAGAGGCCCTTCTTGTCCTCATTGGCCTCAAAAATACCGCCAGGCGGCAAGATGTTGTAATCATGATTCCAGAGATACGGCCATAAGAAATCTAGCCCTTGTGCGCTTTTGCGAGCGTAGCTATCCGCAATGGTTCTTTTAAAAGCGCCCGGCATGGTCCGATCGTCGCCAAAGTCGATATTGCCCACAAAGTTAAGATAGCCTTCAGTGATGCCCTTTTCGTCATTGGTTGCTTTGATCTCGCCGATAATCGGAAAGTATTCAGTTTTGCGCTCAACTTTGGCTACTCTCATGATTCCACCTCGGGTACAACCTGGTTATAGCTCAAGTTCAGATCTTTATGTTTTTGAGCATAGGCAACAGCCTCAGTAAGTGAACTGCTTTCGTTCTCAAAACGCTTTCTATCTCCAATAGAGTCAAGAAGCCACTTCATAAATGGCTCCTCACTTTTTACGATGTACCAGACTCCTACCTCTTGTAGAAGATAATACCCATCAGGCATTTTAGGCGTGATCATGATTTCACCCTCAGCAATTCTCTGTAGTGATCTCGGGATACTTCCCTGGCAGGAATATTTTTGTTATCGTCCTCTTTTACCCGTCTATAGTATTGAGTACACCTACATGACACCACCTCATCAGCAGAAGCGCCCAACGACGAATCGCCTGGATACATCAACTGTGAGCCACCTACCTCAAACGGCTCATCCATGTCTACCTCTTGCCCGTCAGCCTCTGCGTGATCCGGGCGCGTGCGACTGTCTGAAGTAGCTAACCATACTTTTTTGAGTGTCAAGCCACTGGATTTAGCCGCTTCTTGTGATCCGTAGTTTGAGGCAGCTATCACTTCAGTCCTGGCCACTTTTTCAGAACGTTTTGGGATGATAGAAACCAGGTATAAATCATTCAATCGTTTGACGAGGGCTGGTAGAGCCTCACCTGCCTGTACCCCTTGTGCCAAAACACTTTGTATTTCTGCTCGTGTCGTGTCTGTGATTTGTTGAACTTTTTGCACTGCAAGAGAGTACAAATACACCAATACATCAGGAGCGTACAAATTAAGATCAGTAGGATCGTCGTCTTTCGTCTGAAATGGTCTGTACTCATACTTCAGTTCCTTCAGCGTGTCGGTACCTACGTCAGTACCAACATCCTGATAGAGGGAGACAATCAGATGTTTCAATGCGCCTGACTGCTGTACCACGTCTAGCGCATGCGTCACTTTTGCTTGTGCCTGGCCAGGGTCTACGCTGTCAGACAAAGAGGCCAGAACAGTCTTCTGCTCATCTTTGAAGTAGTCCTGTACCCGCTCGGTTATCGTCGTTTCCCATTTGACGCGCTGAGATTCCATCTTCTTGAGATAGTTTTGTTTCTGCTCGGGAGTCGTAAGATCCAACGCTTTCGCATACTCCCATAAGCGCATACGTGGCGCTGGCAGCATCTTCTGTGTATCGTCAGAAACTTCTGTTACTTTTGTTGGTGGCAACTGTAACGGTGGTGGTGGAGGAAGTGGGTTTAACACTTTATCCATTTGTGCTTGAATGTAATCATCAAGTTGATCGACAAAAACAGGCACTTGTTGCAACAACACAAAATCTTTGTTGGGCAATTGTTCTTTGCCTTGTATCGTCCGTGTTTCATGGAATGTTGACGTACCTATCGTGAACTCATTGCCAGCCCTGTCAGACTCAACAGCTTTTGCCTCTTGCAATCGTTCCCGTATGGTCTCGACATCCTCTTTGTCGTAGTCCAGATAGCCGCCATAGCGGGGTGTGAGCCACATATTCAAGCTACCGACAAACATGTCCATAATCGGGAAAACGATATCTGTATACAGAAAGTGTTTCGCTTCGGCCTGGTTATTAAATGTAGCATCTGCCAGACCGAGCAAGAAGGTAGGGAAATTGAAGAAGATTCCTGCGATATCGCGATCGCCTTTTGTGTCGCTTTCAAGCCAATCCAGCTCGTACGGGCTCATAGACATGCTTTGCCATTTGACGCCGCCATGCAGGATAGCCGTCTCACCTGCATTCCTTGGCCCTGCAAACTTATCTCTGATTTCTTTCTTCAGGCCCTTATATTCTGTGTCGCCCAGCAAAGCATCAGTGACCCATGCCCCGCCTGGACGGGCCATATTCGAAAGCAACCCAAGATTCCACTTTTGCCCGGCTTTCTGAATATCTACGAGCATGGCAGCGACTTCTACTGGACTGAGGCCGTATACGTCATCATTGCCTGCGAACAATTTATTATGCATAATCTGCAGCGGATCGTATCGTTTCGGAGGCTGGAATGTCCCGAATTCGTAGTATTCAGGCCCGTTCTCATTGACTTTGATTTTTGTGAGATCTGGCCTCAGATTATACAGCTCGTCAAATTTCGCTTTCGGATTCTTGCTGGCATTGATACCATAAATATAATTGTTGCCAGTCATTGCATAATACGCAATCATGGCCTCTCTGAACGCTGTACCTGCCACACGTGGCGCTGGCATGTTCCAGAGCTTTAGTAACTCAGACTGGCCAGCGTCAATTTCACGCTCTTTTGTCTCGTCCGTATAATGCTTCCATTTGATCGTAGAACCAGCGCGCGCGATATGCCCAACGACTCTGAAAACGGTTTTAGAGGATCTGTAACCTTCTTGGATATAAGCACGCATGTTGCGAGGCATCATAGCAGGCTGTTGTGGCGCTGTATTGCCTACGACTACCGCTACATTCGGATCTGCTTTCTGTTGTGGCAAGGGTGCACGACGTCTGTTTTTGCTCATTCCCATCCTCCACTTCCATGCAAATCTGCCCACTCAAATACGTCTACTTGCGGCCCTTTCTTGTACAATTCCTGCAGTTGTACATCCTG